TAATATCTTGTAATAGCACTTTACAATTCTCACACATATTACTGTAATACAGAATACTACTCATATTATGTAATTATTGCTTTTTTTTTAACTTAAAATTGATTTAAGATATATATATATATATATTCATAATGACCAAGATAGAAATTATTACCGATGAACAATCCACCCTACGATTTCGCTTGAATCCCGTGCATGTAAGCATTGCTAATTCCCTCAGAAGAATCTTATTAAGTGAAATTTCTGCGGTAATTGTTAAATCCTATCCACACGACGAAAATCAATGTAATATTACTATTAATAATACTCGGTTCACCAATGAAATGATTAAGCAACGTATCAGTTCTTTACCCATTCATATCCATGAAGAGACCACGCAAGAGTATGAAGGTAAGCAGGAAGAAGAAACGGGTCCGGCTGCGCAACCTATATGGCAACTCTATCAAATCAAATGTAAAAAGATAAACACCAGCGACCAAATGGTCTTTGTAACTACGGCAGACCTAGAACTAGTCCATAAAACCACCGGCGAGCAAATGGCTAAACCACAAAGAGACCAGATATTTCCACCGGATGAGCATGGCTATTATATCGATATTTTACGACTTCGCCCACAATTAGCCGAATCTATTCCGGGCGAAGAAATTGAATTTACGTGTGATATGTCTATATCAAACGCAAAAGATGATTCAATGTATAATGTCGTGTCTAAAGCCACCTACGAAAATACCTTAGATACGTTAAAGGCAAATGAAGCCTGGGAAAAGGTTAAACTAGAAAATCCAACCGAAACAAAGGAAAACTGGTTCTTACTGGACGCAAAAAGGTATTATATTCCTAATTCATTTGACTTTACCATTGAAACCGTTGGGGTATATACCAATAAGGTGCTCCTCAACCTCGCTATTCAAAAGATGATTGAAAAACTAACAGACCTTATACAAAATACCGAATATCCCATAAAAGAAAGCCTCTCTACCATTAAACATTGCTATGACGTCACCCTACAAAAGGAAGATTATACTTTAGGGAAAGTATTAGAATATTTGTTATATAGTATGTATTTTGAGGGGGAGACGGCGACACTGACATATTTGGGGTTTAAAAAGGAGCATCCGCACGATGATGATAGTATTATTCGTATTGCATTTAAGGAGGCGACGGATAAGGATATGGTGAGGGAGAAGATGAGAAACGCGGCGGCACAAGGCATCCAGTTATACAATATTATTGCTGCTCAAATCCCGTCTTTGTAGAATTATTATGTTTAGGTAATGTAATAATGAATCACTTAGCACAAATTGATGCAGATATCAAAACCCATTTTGGCGGATCTGATTGTCCTACAACTAGATCGCGTAAGTGCTGTCCTACAACAAACGTCATTAGTTCAATAACTAATTGCGGGGATTTTATGACACAAATTGCAGAAACCTATACTTTCTGCAAGTGGTTGGCGAATGGGTCTGATACTTCGAGTTGCTCCGCAGTCCTTACGGCGCGTAATACAGTTAGGAGAAAGGACCCAAAGATAATTTATAATTATAACGCAACGAAACGAAAGTTCTCACCTGAAGTTAATCCCGTAAATAAACGCCCGAGAGGCGGAGGCGGGATATATGATGGAACCAGCCTAGACTGTTATGGTATAACTAAGCTAGATAATACATTTCCAATGGCACATTTTTTTGCCGTTTTGCGAGACGATACTGATGTAGCATATCTATATAATGCGTATGGATCAGAATGTATAAAAAATCCCGGTACCAGTCGTCAAATATCAAAATCACAGCTCAAAGTATATATACAACGCTTTAACGTCGGAGAAAAAGATGTAAAAGATGTAAAAGATGAAAAAGATAAACAAGAATTTATTCAGTGGTTTGCCTCCAATCCTGTGGATTTTTTCGACCATGATACTGAGAAATTAGTCAGCGCCACTACGGCAGACAACGAATGGAGTGGGTTTATACTACCCAACAAATCCAACCTGCAAATAGTGTCACTGCCTAATTATCAATCCAATATAGAATCTATATTTAATAATTCTATAGAGGCCAACCAAGTCGGGGGAAGAAAACAAAAAAGAAAATCCAAACGAAAAAGGCGCACGAGGCGAACACGGCGGCGCAAACGAACCAAAACCCGACGCAGACGCAAAAAATAATCTGCCATTTTTACATTTTCGTAATTTCAAGCACATGGAGAAGCGCCGCATAACTTAGACCAAAGATGCTGCTAACACCTAAATAGCCATATTGGTTATAGTTGCCGTCAGGTTTAAAGAAGAAGCTAAAGTATCGGGTTAATAGTCGTTTAACGAGGGGCAAGTTAAATATCCAGAATAGGAGGCTAACGAGGATGGGTAGTTGTGCTTTTTCTAATAGGTATTCCATATTATCTTTTTTATTGTTGTTTATGGTGTTTTGGTGCAAGGTGGACGCAGACGTTTCATGGTTTTGAATATAGTCTTCGGTGGGTGCGCGAGGAATATAGTTAGGTTTGGCACATTCGTCGGATACGACGGACTGGGTATTCATGGGGATATCGCGTGAGGGTAATTGGGTTGCTCCGGCGGCGGCGGCCTTTTGTATTCCCGAAACGATAGACTGAACATGGTTTTGTTGAGAGACATTATCAGTTACTTCCATGGTAATATTATTCGTTTGTAAGGGGAGTTGAGGAGGAGTTGTTTCGGTAGAAGTAGATGATAAGGGTAAATTGGTAATACTGGTAGTATCGTTGGACATCATAAATATAGTAGAGAACGATTTGCTATATTTATTACGCAACTATGGTTTTTTTATCGGTACAGAAAATCGTTTTTGCTTTATAAATATAGCATTTATCTCCATGACCCCAAATATGTTTTTCTATTTTAGTAGTATTAGGCGCTATATATTTATAACATGACTCATTATCACACGTAACCTTAAAGATGGTCGCCAAGCCAAACCCTAATATAACGGATAAAATTACTTTACTATATTTGGAATATAATAATTTATGTAATTTCGTCATATATATTACATAAATACTTTAATTTTGAATGGGAATGGATTGAATATTGCGGTTATTATCTGGACAAGATACTTCTAGTTGGTCCCAGGTGTAACATTTCTCGGCCTTATCCTTCCATTGAACCTTGGAGAGATTCTCAGGGGTAGGGTATATATATACTAATTTATGTTTAGGAACTTGTAAATATACTAATAATATACCAATCGCTAAAGAAACAATAAATATAGGCAAGGATATGAATCTAAACAAATTCATTATATATAGGTTTTATACTTTTATTTCATTAGAGAGAATTGTATACGTTTGCGTTAATAATCTATGCTCTAATGCATCCTTAGATGATATTACTTCTTTATGCTTGTAACTTAAGTCACTTATCGTGTTATTTAATTTCTTTATCGTTGAATTTTGTATCTCTATTACCTCACTAACGTTTTCTATTATTTTTATGTCATTAATTACACTATATAATTGTGTTTTTGTTTCACTAATTAGTTTTTCGTTAGGAATATATTTTTGTTGTAAGAGAGAGGTATATTCCATTTTTCGGGTCTCGAATTGTGTTTTTAGTAGTTTAAATTCCTCTGATGTTTGCGCGGTAGACTGGAATTTAAATAGGTGATTAAATTTCACTACTATAATCTTTTCTTCTAACTGATCTATTTCGGATTTTAGATCGGATAATTTATCAGTTATTTGCATATACTGGCCCTTATCTATTCGTAATTTATAGTCACATCCTTCAGGCAAACCATGAGCCCCGCATTCAGCAATTAATATAGAAGATTCTACAACAAATCGCATTCCAACCTCTTTTTTACAATATAAGCATTTAGGTTGCTTAGCATCTGTTAATGCTATTAATTCCATTCGTTCATATCTTGTTTTATCTTTATAAAATTTATCCATCTCTTTATTAGATTTATCTATTTCCATATAATTAATAAACTATATTAATATTTCGGTAAATCAGTTATTAAGGAATGGCTACTTTGCGCTTTAATATCTTGATATTGTTTAATCTTGGAAAAAATATAATGCTTATGTTGTTGCGTCTTTACTTCTTTCTCTAAAGGAGATAATTTACCTTTATATTTATATAACAATAATCCTCCTCCCACTACTATTAACAAAACGAAGCACACTATATTCACTATTATACTAATATACTTTTGCTTTATTAATTTACATTGTTTTAAGGTTGCTTTAGTAAAGTATTTAATATTAGGTTCAATTAATTTGGGATATTCCATAATAATGTATAATAGTAAAAAAAATTATAGATTATTTATATAAATGACTGATGAAAATATTACTGTTCCGAGTATATTATCTATAAATATCATATTTCTAACGATAACGGCCATCTATTTAGGTATTAAGGCGATGATGGGGCAAGATATGCCAAGTATGATGCTGGGCGCGGCGTACCTTATTATTATACTATTTACACAATACTTCTATAATATGTGGATTATACTTGGTACCCATAAAACATCTGATACCTCCATGGCATTAACTAGTTTAATATTTTGGGTTATCTTTGTCGTCTTATATATTATTATTAATATAGGGTTTCCGGCTTGGAAAATACCATTCGCCAATACTATAGGTTATGCTATCGCTAACATGATTCATCCAGTTAGTAAGAAATTCAAAGATATACTAAAGGACCCATCCATTACCCCCCATATAGAAGAGGAGGGTAAACCGATCGATATACAAACTCCTTCCCGTAAAGACGATAGCACCTTCTTATTATCCATTCGGAATATGAGAAGTGACCCACATTGGATACTAACGAAAGCTACCTCCGAAAATTATACCGAATTCCTAGACAAGTTAAAAGAAAACAAAGTATTTAAGGATAATAAGGATATTGATGAGACTACAGTAGAGGAAACCTTTCAATACATTGGTCAATGGTATTTATATAAAGATATTATATCGGAAGGAGTGTGGCTAGCGTTGGCTGGATCATTAACCATTGCGGTAACTTATTATTATATTGTTTCGGCTCCGATATCCTCTTCTCCTGCGGCGATAGAAAAATCGAATGCTAATCTACAAGCCAAAGCAGTTGACCAGAGTAATAAATCCGAAAAACCGAAATTTGTAACTGAGCCGGCAGGATTAGCCGCATCAGGTACTACGACCGGGTCATTTGCGGTATTTAATAAATAATACGAGGATAGGTAATATAGTAAAGTAAACTAATATAGGATAATATAGCAATAAAAATGGAAACTAACCAAATAGGTAAGATGGTTTTATTTTTATAATTTAGTCCGAAAGACCTTAATACTCCCGAGGAAGTGTATATAAAGTTAGGTTTAAATCGGTTTAATACAACATAGATGATTATATATAAAGCAATTGCAAAAGAAATAATATTTTGTTTCATAAAACAACGAGTAAACATTAATATAATATATTATTATATTAATTCCTCGTGTCCAACTATATATTTAATTAGATAGGAGAAGTCATTCATCTCCATTCTCTCCATGATAGTCTGCTATATTATCATGCTCTTCGGCTTCTGCGATTAGCGCAGCAGAATCTGCGTCAGTATCTGTTTTGGCCCATTCGGCAGCGTTATAGTTAGTAACATGGTCTATTGCCCACGGACCTAATTTAAGATTTTTCATTTCTTTATCCAGTTGTTTTTCTTCGTCCGACATACTTTCCAGTCTATTAATTACTAATTCTTTCTCGGTTTCCTTGCTTTTATTGACATCATATACGATTTCGTCATATGACCAGTTAATAGAGTTCTTTGTATCTGAAAACATCTTCATAGCAGTTGCAATAAATAACACACGGTTGTTATAACCTTCATCCTCCCCCCCATCCTCTCCTATATACAATTTACATATCTCAAGCACGCAATACTCTAATAGTTTTTTTGAGGTAACCGCGTCAAACATCCCGGACTCTCTAATAATAATTCCTTTAGAGATAGCCAAATAATAATCTAATGAGGGCTGTATAGCGTTAAACCATGTATCTAAGTAGTCTTTATGCATGAATTGAATAAAGGGGTTAAATTCAGAACCGATAACATCAGATGATATCATCCTTTTTATTTTAACTTCATGATCCGGGTGCAAGTTCCAATATTTCGGTATTTTAATATGCTCATATTTATAATCATTTATGATCATATTAGGCAAAATAGTAGTCAAGTTATAAATAACATATTGCAACCAACTGATATTATTAGATACATTAATGTCTTTCCACTGCAACAATTCATCTATAAAAGGCTCATCCGCACGCTTATTCTTCTTAATAAATAACTGTCTGAGTGCTAGAGGCATCGTTTGGTTAGTTATTACCTCCTTAATCATCTCTACTGATTGTTTATTAAATTCATCTATCGTGTCTAATAGTATTACGGTCGGGGGGGAATAAGTATCGTCGCTTATGGTTTCTAATATATTAAGGAGTAGCATATTCGTAACTGATACTCTGCTATCTATATCTTCCAGTTGGTCTTTATAATGTCTTACTGCGGCATCTTCTATTCTCCTTTTGGTAGATATATCTTGGTCCGTTGTATATTCTTCAACTAGGTCTTTCTTTAATTCTAAATATGGCATTACTATTTTATCGATAGGCGGCGTAGTATGTATATTTGCGAAACTAGTAACATAATTTACTAATACGTTGGAATGCCCATATATCTCGTAGGTATGAGCATTCTCCAATTTTTTATAGACTACTTTTAACATACTAAATAATAGGTCTTCATTTAGTTGACTCCGGTTCTCTTTAATAATCTCGCTCTTGGTGGCAAACGTATCTAATGAATTATATTTCTCTGGTTTATCGCCACAAATAGATACTAAATTCTCAGGAACTAATTTGAAATTATCATAATTACAGTATTTTATAATTGCCAATATAATAATTGATTCACTATAAGCGGTTGTGGCATTAGGTACCTCTAAGATGGTATTTTCTAAACATAGTAGCACGGGGGCTTTAGATAAAATATATATATGAGCAAGCATCGCTTCATAGGTTTTAATATAATTCAACTCATTTATTATTTTAGTTAGTTCTGTTCCGAACAAATAGGCAAGAATTCCCGTATTTTGCTGTTCTAGGCAGCAAGAATTTTCTAGAAATGGTACATTAAAAGAGTTAGATAATAGGGTTGCTTCTGTACTAATGGCGGTGGATATCATTTTTAACACTCTTATTGAAAATAACTGTATTTTCCCGCTTATTATGTTTATTTTATTATATTGATCGGTAGAACCCATAAGCATATCGGATTCTAGGTCTTTCAGTACTTTTGTAGTGCACGGTTCAATGTTGCTTTGAGTAATGAGATTTAATGGTGGTAAAAAATGGTCCCAATTGGTACCATGCAAAACTACTTCTTCGGTTATAGGGTTCAGTTCAATATAGGCTAGTTTCTTTCGTTTTAAATGTTGATATGTTTTGTTCTTTACTATTTTGGCTATATCTTTTACTAATTTTGACTCAAATATAGCTAACTTTTCTTTATTTTTGGCGTAGTTAAGTATATGTTTCCATGGTTCAAAAGAATTGATTAGTGATTTTACGATGCATATTATGTATTTAATATATCCCATATTTTCGGGAGTATCTAGAGGATAGCCTGAAAAATCTTTTACGCAGCCGGGATTACTAGTTTTAGAGTTATAATTCGGGATGGAGGTTTGTATTACGCTTATAAAGGTGGCAATAGCCGCGCGAACCAATAATATATTTTTATATTTATCATATTTCTCATCCGAGTCAGTAGATTTTTTAAGTTTCTTAAATTGGCCACGGGTTTTTAAAAAATCCGAACTATTAATTAGGTCGTTATATATCGTTTTAATATCTATTATTTGTTTTTCAATATTAATACCTAGTTTATGGGCTATTGCATACACGATCGTGTCTAAGGTTGGACTTAGTTCAACTCTTTTTGTTGGGGCTATAAATAATTCATTCGATAAAACTACTTCGGCTCCAGTAGACTGAAATTCCGATACAGACTCTATTATCTTGATGACATAGCCACTATGTCCGTCTACCCAACTATCCCCATCATCGCTGAGTTTTCCTTGTTTAACACAAATACTATTTAATGTTTTTACATAGGTATTATTGGATGTTATCCATGTACTTGCCAACTTTATCAAAAAAGTAGGCATTAAAGGCACGTTTGTCTTTATACAATACCGGAAAAACTGGTTTTCGTCTTGTTCTGCTGGACGCGTATAGATAGATACGAATTTCACAATATCATCTTGTCTTTTAACAAAATCGCTCTGTCCAATAATTGCCGTCATTAATTCTAAATAAGGACTTGGTGTTTGGGGATTAGATCCATGTTGTAACCCTAAACTATAATACATGTTATTATTCTTTAATTTTTTTATGCTCTCTATGTATACTATCTGCTTATAATAGTAAGTATGATACGAAATATCCGCCTCTATTTTCTGTTTGAATAATACTAACTCCTTTTCTACCGCACTATCAAACATTTTTATGTTATCCATATACGATGGAATTTTGATATTATTAATTGTTTCGCACTCGGATTTTAAGTTAAGACATTTAGGCTGTATGTTACAGAATATAGTATTAGACTCTAGGGGAATCTTCGGTATACTGGTATCTTCTTCCCACTTGTTATCTTTTCGTTGAAAATAGGTATACACATTATCTACTACTAGTAATGCAAATCTTCCCTCCTTAACTATTCTCCTATTTAGAAGCAATGAATTGGCTTCCTCTTCAGCCTGTAACAACGTCATACCTACCGTTTCTTGTAACATTTTTATTAAAAAGACCAGTTTCTCTTTATCCGTAGACACCGCATCTAAGTGTGTTTTATGCGCCTCCATAGTCTCATACCTGGTTGGGTCTAACTGTGCATCATAATAAATAGATATGCTATTATCCGCCTCTAAATCCGTTATAGACGTATATTGTTTTGCGATTTCATATTTTTTACAATCAAATGGTTCCTCCTCTGGAGTAATATCTTCCGGTAACACATCTGTCGGTGTGGCGTATGTAGCCACGTCATGTGTTATATGTAACGTAAAATTACTCTTTACTAATACTAAGGTATATAAAGTACCTCCATCTACCGCCAGCATATTTTTTAAAAATTTATAGTCCGGTATATTTTCAATCCCCTCTATTATATCTTTAAAACCCGACTTATCCAAGTAGGGTTTTTCTGGAGAAGAGGTATAATTATCCGCTTTATCTAAATAGTTTAAATGAGTTATATAAGATTGTTTTACCTTATCTATATTGGAATTGACCAGTTCTTGTAATTGTAGAATGGTGTCATTATCGATTGTATTCGCATATACCAAGAAGGGTTCTAATGCTAAAATAGAACTATATATGGATAATGGCGCTGGATGCATATCCTTTATATAATCTAATTTATCCTGTACAGTTGGAGCGATAATTTTAATAAAGGGATCAAGATTATTAACGGCCACGGGTTTATATTGAATATTGTTGTTTATGTTACCTTTCGTAGGGTTCGTACTATTTGACCCATCTTCCGCGTCGTTATCTATATATATGGGTGTAATCTTCTTTTTTAGAAACCGATATAAGTAGCGTGGAGAGTTATTAAGAATACTTTTTAAATATATATTTGTGGCGGGTAAGTATAGGGTAGAATAGGCGATGGCAAGTTTATTTAATTTAATCAAGTCAGTTAATACAATAGTATCTTTCGCGCTAATAAATTGTCGTTTTCGGGGTAATTTAATACTTATTTCGTTATTTATCAGGTAGGTAGTTGGTAATGAATATACCGCAGTAGCATTAGTTATATTTATAACAGACATTCCGGATCCTATGTTACCAAATGCCGACGAGTTGTTGGTAGAATGCCGGTCGGATGAATTATTTATTACAACAGGCAAGTTAGTATTAACGGTAAGGGTCATTCGGTCATCGGATGCGTCAGGTAATAAATACTCTTTATTTAATATTTGCTGATTACGCAACAAGGAGATATATCTATTTTGAGTATTGGGAGATTCATATGCCTCCTGATATGTATTTTCTAATGTTATATAGTCTTTTAACCGATTTTCTAATACATCATCTTCTAACTCGTCATTATCTACATCATATAGTTTTTTTCTATTTTTTACTACTGGGATTAGCCAGAATAAAGATTGATTTAGGTTTTGCAGAGCGGATGTAACTGGGTTATAGTCATGTTTATGGGTTTTCAAGGAAATAACGTTCCCATTATCATCTATATTAGAATATAGATGACGTAATTCTTTAAACCTGTCTAAGATAATATTAATGTTAGTTAATTTCTCTCTAGTTCGTAGTTCGGTAGGAATATCGGACAATAAATCATCGAGTAAGTCTGCTAACTGAACGGATAAATCATATCGTTTTTCATCTTCCGGAACTTCTACCTCTTGGTATAGTTCAATGGTTTCGTCGGTAGGATTAAAGGTAATATCCAATTCGGTAGGGCTTTCCTCTATGGGGTATGCTATATTAGTTGGATCAACATTTATTAACAGGGGATTATCTATTATTTGGATGGTTATATTATCCGGTATACCTTCGTATTTAAAATCAATATATACGAGGTCTGTATCCTCTTCGCTGGGTTCGTCCCATCTAGAGTTAAATTTGTCACTTGTATCTCCCTCTTCGGGGCTATCACCCCAGTCATCAACCGGTTCATTCCGTTCAGGAATTTTCCATTTTTCGGCATCAAAGAGATCGTCCTTTTCTAATACTAGTTTTACTACTATCATATCCTCTTCTTTTTCAATGATGAATCCTTTTGTGGCAGTTTCATCATTAACAGATATATTAATCCAAACGCCCGGTACCAAATTATTCTGTTCAGCATATCCCTTTTTGTCAGAACGATTTAATATATCTATTTGTACTATGGTATTCTCTCCAGTATTAGGGACACCCCCTTCTAATGGTATTGTTTCTATTTCTAAAGTATCTATATTTATAAGCCTAAGTTTTACGCTAGAGATAAAATCTACTATATATCTCGGAGAAGCATCATCCACTTCATTCCAATGAATCTGTATTATATCCTGTAATTGTATATCCATTATATTTATACTAGAAATTATTATTAAATATAAGAACTAACCTAAAGAGATAACTAACCTATTATATATGCCTCATTATGCAATAATGAAAACAAATGCGTTATCTAGTATTGGTAAGACGAAGAGTGATAACCATACGATTTTGCGTTATATGGAAAAGTTGCCGGAAAATATGCATTATCGTTCGGTTATCCAGGATAATCGTTCAGGGGATATTGTTTGCGTTGCGCCTTCTAAATCGGTAGAATTGAAGGAGGACATGTATGATAATATTATGGCCGAAGAATTTATAGATGGTACAATGATTAATTTATTTTGGGATGAGTTGGATTGGCAAATTGCTACACGTAGTTGTGTAGGAGGAAATAACCGATTTTATAATGATGCGCCAACCTTTAGGCAGATGTTTTTGGAGGCATTGCCGGATGCGTTTAATTTTGATGAGTTGCCTAGGCAGAGTGAAAATAGCCTCCCATTAGTTTATTCTTTCGTCTTGCAACATGTAAATAATAGGATTGTGGCTCCTGTAATGGAAAACAAGGTTTATTTAGTGGAATTATTTGAAATTGATAATAAAGAGCAACATGCTAATATTAATCTAATTCCTTTAAGAGAGAATGAATTTGCTAAACATCTTATAGAAAAACAAGGCTTTCATCGACCAGCCTTATATAAGGTCAATTGTACTATAACCGATATGAGGTTGTTAAAGGATACATATGCGTCACATAAAACACCATATATGGTGCAAGGTATTGTATTTAAGAATATGGACTTGGGATTGCGTGAAAAGCATAGAAATCCTAATTATGAAGCGGTGCGTCAGTTGCGGGGTAATCAGCCTAAGCCGTTATATCGGTTTTTAGAATTAAATAAGAGTGGTAAATTGTCGGAATATTTAAATTATTATGCGGAAGAGGAGGATACTAATTTGTATTTTCAAACGTTATGGGATCAGTATGTGAAGCAACTGCACGACTATTATGTAGATTGTTATGTATTACATAACAATACGGTAAAGTCATATCCATACAAGTATAAAGTGCACATGTATAAGTTACATGAGACATATAAAGAGACGAGAGAGAAAACCACATTAGAGAATGTGGTTTATTATATGCACGATTTGCATCCGGCACAGCAAATGTATGTGTTAAATTTATCGGACGAACATAATAATTAAGTATAATACCTAAAGAATAATGTATATATTTATTATATGGGAAATAATATATCAACGACTTTTTTCAATGATATATTATTAAATTACCAAAGTGTCCATGCGTTAATGCCGGCATATACCATTAAAATATCTCCCACTAAATGGTTGGCTATATCGAAGGGGTTATCTTCTAATAGAGAGCCTACTGATAATATAAATACATTAGTTATATTAGATAATATGACATTTTATAATATAGAGTTGTTATCTACCAAGGAGCCGATCGATGAGTTTGTGTATAGAGAGATATATTGTAATTTTAAGGGTAGACCGATGTATACATGGGGGAATGTCCCTGATACGGTACCGAAGACGGTATTAATGGGATGTTGGGGGTTATGTGATACGACGATGATACAGGAACAAAGTTTGGAAAAAGAGTTGGAACACGTCTTTTAGGTTTATTTTTGTTTTTTCGTTTTATGTTTCGTGTGGCCTTTCTTATGTTTGGTTTTTTTGTTGGTTTTCTTCTTTGCCTTTTTGACGCTGGATTCACCCGGAGAATATTTGAGAAACCATTCTTCAAATGCTTTAGATCCTCTTTCTAATTCTTTATATTTCGTAGATTTTTCTAGACGCATTGTTTCAAGGGTGGATTGTTCGCCGTAGCATTTTAGGCTGAAGCGTTTAAGGAGTCCTTTTTGTTTGAGGCGGTTTTTTTGTTGTACGACGAATAATTTATGCGCCATGCATAGGATTCGGTCATCGTCGTAATAGGGTCGGTTAGAATAGATAAAGGCTAAATAAAAACTCAACATGGTGTCAATGGTGGCAATTTTGATGGTAGTGCCGTGTATACGAAGGATATTGTAAGAATGACACGCCAACGGTTTATAAATAAAAGCGACGGTTTCTTTGCCAACTTTTATTTCGTAATGATTAGCAACAATCTCTCCAATATTGTCTCGTTTGGTAATAGTAATATTTTTGTAATTGTTTTCTGTCAATCTCTCTTTTAATATAGTGGCGGAACGTTTCGGATCCTCACTCAGGACATCAAAATCAGGGATTTTTTGTAAGTTTACTTTTAACCGTTTAGGCATGTATTTAGAATACATTGCATTAGCATATCCACCAAAAAAGATGAGACCCATTGAGGTGAATGAATTCAAAATGACTGAATATAACTTCTCCATCGTATCCGGATTTTTATGGAATACACGCTGTAAATCCGATGAATGACAATTCTTTACCTCTAAAGGATAATGCTGGTTTAATAATATTAATCTTTTTAACACTTTTTCCCAACGACTCACATCCCCTTTTGGCCTAGATAACTCTAAATACATGCCCATTCGGAGAAAATTAGGAGGAGCGTATAAAATACCATCTATTTTAATGGATTCTTTATCCATTTTTTTAAATATCTCATCACTTAATTGACTTATATCTGCTACAGGAATGAAATTTACAAATACTTTATAAGTGCCATGATGCATACCGGCCTTTGCTTCTACTTCGGTAAATCCTTCTGCAACGTATATATCGGCTAATTGCTTTGCATGATTTAGCGCGGAGGTACTGTAAAAATCGTAGTCGGGTATTTCAACCTCTTTATTATAGAATTGTGATTGTATAGGTAAAATATTGTTAATGGCTGTTCCCCCGTAACAGATACATTTTGTATCGCGTAAAAAAACTTCTACTATTTGAATGATTTGTTGAATTTCGGGAGAATCAATGACGGTTTTGCCTTGAATCTTTTCGGCCATATCTACTGTTCTGCGTAAAATTTCTAATTCCTTTTCTGCAAATTTATTCATATATAAACATTTTATAAAATATTAATTGGTTATATTAATTGGTTATATTTTGACCGGGTTGGGTTGTCCGGCAAGTGGTACCACATGAGAACATAGATTTTGTGTAGGGTCCTCCTCATAAATAGACGTAATGACGATAGGCCGGTTGATTAAATATTCAGAACCTACCTTTTGCTCTACCTCTTTTCTTACAAACGCTTGGTCTTTAAAGAACTTTTCGTAGACAATTAGGTTATTGTCCCGATTTTGAAAATTCATACCAATAAACTGAACACCCATTCTTTGTATAATATTAGCAGCCTGGTTAGTATCTAGGCTACTTAAATTCGGGGTCACCATACATAAATATTTCGACGTATAATTTACTAAACTAGCTAAATCATGAGTACTATGTACATCCTCTTCTCTCATGGTTCGGTAATTATCGGTTAAATTAGATACATTTATATATTCGTATAATTTGGTTTCAGTTGCAATGGACTCGCTAGGGTTATCATCCTGTAACATAATAATCACTTTATTTTTTAATTGTTTTAAGGTGGTATCTCCTAAACTAGTACATATATATGAATTTTTATAAGCGCCATCTGTAGCGATAGCATTACACGATCCATAACTATAATCTTTTCCCAACAATCGTCCCTCTAATTTACTATACAATATATCTGCCATATCGTTGTATATTTTCTTATTTACACTCCTAATTCTTAAATTGATAAATAATGGATCCGACGGATTCGGACTATATCCATTTGAAAATGCATAGGCAGTTATGGTATCTATTACTTCTACAAAAGGTATACTATTATAGGATTCTTTGGCGTAATTATTCACTACAGAAGATACCGCCACTACTGGTCTATCTTTTATGGAATAAATTTCAAAATCTAAACATCTTGCGCCATGCTTTATGCAAAATTTTAAGGCACATAAATCTACATAATCATATTTTAAGTTGCCTAAAGCACAACAATTATATGCCGTTTTAACGTAGAATTCTTTTAATGAGATATCTTGGAGTTTCACCATTTTTTCTTTCGCTTTATCATTTGAAGTATTCAAATAATAATACGATTTAACGGTATTACCTCCCTTAAAAGGTCCTAAGGTGTATAAACTATCTTGCTGTAAAAAACTTCTACATTTATTTGAAACCGGATAACCTACATAATTCCATAATAAATACATCACTAGTAATAATACTACGATACTTAACATAGTCCAATCATTCATACTATTATAATATATTATTGTATTAAATAATTATAATACTTATAATTATATGCCGGGAGGATTATTAAATATTATAGGGGTTGGGCAACAAGATGTAATATTAACTGGTAATCCTACTAAAACCTTTTGGAAATCCAACTATTCCAAATATACTAATTTTGGCATGCAAAAATTCCGACTTGAATATGATGGTCAAAAAACCATCAGTTTAACCAATAAATCTCAGTTTACCTTTAAATTTAAACGTTATGGCGATTTAGTGGCCGACACTTACTTAGGGATTAATTTACCACATATTTGGAGTCCGCTTCATAAATATAAAAGCAAAGGCAACAGCATAAACTATTATTTACCATATGAATTTCAGTGGATAAAACATATAGGAACCCAATTAATTCATTCTATTGAAGTTAATGTCGGCGGACAAACACTTCAAAAATACTCGGGTGAATACCTTACCACCATGATAGAGAGAGATTTTGATAAAACCAAACAAGAATTAATTAACCGTATGACTGGAAACCTACCAGAATTTAATGACCCAGCGAATGCGTTTCAACGAAATGGGCGATACCCTAATGCTGTGTATAACCAGAGTCCCGGTGGCGCCGAACCAAGTATTAGAGGACGTACACTATATATTCCCCTAAATGCATGGTTTAATTTAAATACTAAACAGGCTTTCCCTTTAGTATCGTTGCAGTATAATGAATTAACGGTAACGGTTACCTTACGCCCAATATATGAGTTATTTACGATTAGAGATGTAAAAAATCCGGGAGACAATTATCCACGTATCGCGCCAAACTTTAATGATTCCTATCAAGAAATGTATAACTTTTTACAAAGTCCTCCAAAACATACGGACGAATTGAATAAAAATATTAAAATTTGGAATGCCGATATACATTTAATTAGTACATATGTATTTTTGGGAGAAGATGAGAGAAGATTATTTGCTACACAGCCACAAGAATATTTGATACATGATATTCACGAGACTACTTTTGAGGGAATATCTATAAATGAGAGACTGGACTTAAAATCGATGGGGTTAGTTTCTTCATGGATGTGGTTTGCTAGAAGAGATGATGCTTATAAGCGAAATCAATGGACTAACTATACTAACTGGGAATATGAAGGTATTATGCCTAGCGCCAGTAGAATTCCTCCTATATATGACTCGAAATTTAATGCTACCAATTATCTGGTTACTCCAAGTAATGAAACTATTAAATCTAACGATCAAGAAGCCGGATATTTTCCTCCTCCCGTTTATACGGTACAATCGGATGAAACAACTATACCTGGAAATACTAAAGCCGGCAATATTATCCCCGTGTTTGAACAGCAAGGAAGTACGACTATTTCTAATGTTACCGTAGGTTATCAACCTCCTAATCTTAGAACGTTACAATCAGATATCTCTTATACCGAACATATGCTACCTACTTTTAGACAACAAGGTGCCCACCGTGACCCCAGTCATATAGGATATAATCCACCTTCTATTTCTATAATAGAGCAGGAACTATCCGCAGAAAACATTTCCTTAGATATTAAACCTATATGGAATGAACAAGGTGCTAATAACGCAGAGTGCGCTAAGTGTTCCGACCCTGCTCCAACATCTGCAGAACCTGTGCCTTATACCCTACCGATAGAACCTGTCACCTATTCCCCACCGGCAGAACCGGTCACCTATTCCCCGCCGGAGGAACCTGTACTACCCAGTTTTAGATTAACGCATAATGATATTGAGACAAATAAATTAGATAATACGCCTGTAGTATCTACTAACCAAAACGCTCCTAATAGGTATAATTCGGTGATTGAGTTTTCTAGTAATAGGTCTACTCTCGGCGCGAAATTAGATATTTCTTACGGAATTTTTAATAAAGATGTTATGAACGGAATTAAGTGGACGCCTATTTGTATAAGTTTATCGGGTGAGGTATTGACATCATATGAGGTATTAACAAGAATAAATCACCATCTATTGGAAGTGCAAAAACACCTTGGATCAGAGCAATCTATTTATATTCAATATTTTTCTAGTAACTCTATAAAAGTTGACATATCTATAAATATCTCGGATACAGTACATAAATTAATAAATACTATTTCATGTGATACTAGTTTGGTGGTAGATAATATAGTACCTTATTCAGTAGATGGTTCCAACGACATAATACATCATATTATGTATGGTATATCGGACGATTCATCTCTTATTAGTAATGCTACTATAGATACTCCTAACATTTTAGACGGGTCACATACATTTGTATCTAAATTTATAGATATAAGCAACGTAGCATATTTTGGGGGAAATAGTCTAGATCCTAGCCATAATACTTATATATATATTACTCCTAAGGTAAATTATTCAAATTCACCCGAACCAGAACCAGAATACAATCTTGCTATATTTGATACAGACCTTAGTCATTCCTATACCACCCCTGCAATACATGATTCATTTAATGATTACGACTCGGTATTTAATGATTACGACTCGGTATTTAATGATTACGACTCGGTATTTAATGATTCTAATTCGGTATTTAATGGTTCTAATTCGGTTAATGATTCTATCTTTAGGAATAATAGCGGGTCTTCTCATTATATCAATACTAAAACCGGTAGATATAGTACTAGGATGCAAAGACCTACTAGACTACCTACACGGCGACAAGTTATTAAACAACCTGTTAATTATTTTACACCCAATACCATAGATATATTTTCTAGTGACGCGACTGTTAATATAGATGATCATGTTTCTGCTGATCCTACCGATCCGTTTATTAATTATTGGGGCGGAAATAATTGTCCGTTTAGTTTTTCAACTACCGGAGTATATACGGTAAAAAATACAAAGAATATCATGACTACGGCAGGTATAATTGTGGATGGTAAATATAGAGAGAATTTAATGGATGAAGGGATATATAATTATATAGAAAAATATACTCGGACAAGTGGAGCAGCTAAAGATGGTTTATATTGCTATAATTATACGCTAGATACAAGCCCTACAAATGTCCAGCCTACTGGATCTATCAATTTCTCTAAATTTAAAAAAATAGAATTAGAATTAACAACTATTAGTCCTCCATTGAATAAAGATAATACCTTTTCTACGATATGTAGAAAAGACGAGAGAACACAATTAAGCGAACCAATCGGGGTCGTACAGTTATACGACCATAACTTCAAATATAGATTTGATATCGTTTTTATGGAAGAACGATATAATATTATTAAATTTATAGGTGGTAATGTTGGTTTGGTATTTTCTAATTAGTATATATCATGGATACAAACACTCCTATATTTAGTTCAGAATTTATAACCAGTTATGGTGACTGGTTAAAGACTATAGGTGTTAACTCGCTTAATTTATTTGGCTATATATCATTTAATTGCCTATTTATTCATTTCTTTGAACGACTTGCAGATCCTAATATAGCCTTCGGCGATATTATAGAAAATGCCCCATATTATTTTATTTCGGCCAATGATTTTGCACCAAGTTGTGATAAAAAATATGACAGCGACGGTAAGGCAACTATAAAAGAACGCATAAGACAACGGCAAAAGGCCCCAGCAGTGTATGATATTATGCGTAATATTGAATCTGACAAATTGATAGATAGAGTTATCCCCCGGTTTTTTAGAATAGATAAAAATACAGCGTTACCTCCCTATAATTATATCGCTATACCACAAAAATGTATCCGTGACTCAACTGGTGGAGGGTGTAACAGTGCCATTAGTAAAGATACCTACTTATCTTATTTTTTTTCCATTATAACTTTTATTATGTGGGGATACAGACAAGGTTTTAAAATGTTATCTTTTTGGAATTCGGTTCTTATATATCAAAGTTCCACAACTGCTTCCATTTGGTACCAAATTTGTATAAAGTTTTTATTATTGTTCGGTTGGTTAGTATTTGCAATTATAGCATTTTTTACTTTCTTGTACTCAATGATGTGGGGAGTATATGCCATGTTGTTCGAACATTATCCTAGTGCTGATATATATAATTGTGGGGATATTTTTGGATGGTATTGGACGCCTTTTATTTCCGTCATTGGAAACTGGGTTGTACAAAGAATATGGTACCTAATAACCTGTTTATTTCAAGTTATTGTAGCGATTGTAGCCTTTTTTGTCGGAATACTACTATGGTGGAGTTATATACCTCTTAGTATGTTCTTGTGGATTTTTTATCCTATTATTGAGATGGCTTATTATAACGCTTCAGAGAGTTCCATAACATCAAGCCGATATTTTCCTCCTCTAAGTGATAATATTAAAAAACATTATACCAGCATATTAAGCGTTATTATAGACATATATAAACAAAATAGCCAGTTTATTATGTTTTTAATGATACTAGTCATTTATTACAGCGCATCAATAACCATGGACGCAAATTTTACTAGCGGCGTTGGTATAGTCGCGGGTGTTATTGGTGTAATATTACTATTCAAGGGAATTATGCAAATAGTTCACTCTGTGTCAAAATAAATACTGTTAAAAACTCAATTAAATATATAATCTATCTAATATAAATGGCTAAAAAGAATAGAAAACCCACTAAACGTTTGCCCATGGTAAGCGTATGTACTCCTACTTATAATAGACGTCCATTTATACCCTCAATGATTAAATGTTTTGACCATCAAATATATCCTAAAGAGAGAATTGAGTGGATCATTATAGATGATGGGACGGATAAAATAGATGATTTAGTCAAGGACCATCCGAATGTTAACTATTTTTCTTATGCAAACAAAATGACTTTAGGAAAAAAAAGGAATTTAATGCATCAAAAGACTAAGGGTGATATCATTGTATATATGGATGATGATGATTACTACCCACCTACGCGCATATCACATGCAGTAAGTATGCTAACCAATAGTAAACATTTAGTAGCAGGTGCGAGTGAGATATATATTTATTTTAAGCATGTCTCTCAAATGTGGCAATTTGGTCCATATGGCCCTAACCATGCTACAGCGGGTACCTTCGCTTTCAAGAAAGAACTGTTACAGATTACCAAATATAATGATGAAAAATGTTTAGCAGAAGAGAAGGATTTCCTTAAATCCTATAGTATTCCGATGGTACAATTAGATCCGAAGCAAACCATTTTGGTATTCTCTCATACGCAAAATACTTTTGATAAAAAAAAGTTATTAGAAGGTGGTCCTTCCCCCGTATCTAAAGTTAGTGATAAAACGGTGGATGATTTCGTGAAAGAATCCAGTATAAAAAAATGGTTTATGGAAAAGATAGACACCGAATTAGAGGGGTATAAACCAGGTAAACCAGAAATGAAGCCGGATGTATTAAAACAAATGATTAGTATAGAAGAAGAGAGACGGCGTATGGCAGAGCAGCATGGCGGAGGTGGCGGAGGAGACTTCGTAATGCAAGTGCCTGGACAAGAACCACAAAAAATATCGCCTCAACAGATAAGTGAAATTTTGCAAAAACAGCACTTAGATATTATAGCATTAAATGAAAAAATAAAGGAAACAGATACTTTATTACAACAAGAAAGAAAGAAAAATAGTGAATTAGAAAAAATGATGGGGATGTGGAAGATACAAATGCCAAATGGAGAGACTAAACAGTTAACAAATATGGAAGCAGCGAACATTATGAAAGATTTGCAAAATACCAATATTAAATTGCGAAATAATGCGAAAAAATTGAAATGAATATTCTATCATAGGTATTTATAACTATGACCCAAACTACTACTGACTACACGCAAAAACACAACTATGATAATGACTTGACTGAGCCTGAATGGGATATGTGTTCAGAAGACTATGACCATCTTGCTAAAGAACAGAAACTGGAACATCTCGGACAAATATATTCTCCTACAAGTAACGGATATTGTTATAATGGTGTATCGCGGCACCCATATCCAGTGAAGAAAAATCACCCAGACGCCAAAAAGCTATTTATTGTGCATGATAGTATTGGTGCATTAGGTAGGACCGACCCATATAAAATGTATTATGATACACCCGAACAATATGAACGCCACCGACGGGTTCGCCTAAATCCATCTATCATTGACAAATTTTATGAACGTCAAAGACAACTAGCAGAATCTAACTCAGACGAATCATGATAAAGTTTATGTAACCTATTAAATAATTTATTACTATCTTTAATAATGATATAAATATCTTTTTTATTGCACGATAATAGTTTACTTAATTTTGCCAAAAATACATAATTATTATATTCCGATGAATATTTTGTTAATACTTTTGTAAAGGTAATGGCTTTAATCTTATCTACCCGTATTGTTTTACGCAATAGTAAATTATTATAAAATATTTTAATAATATTACTTAATTCATTTAATTCCCACAGTTGTTTTTGAAAAATAAATCTATCGATATAATCACATAGACACATATTATCCAGGATTTTAGAATATAACCGTATTTTGTTAGGGTTCGGCAATGTATCTATAATAGTGCTACTATTTTCATGATATAACAACGATATAATGGTTCTATCCCCCTCACTTATCATACTATTAAAGTTTTTTAACTTACAATCGTTTAATAGAATGTTCCTAGTTATGTCCTTTGTATTATTATTAGCAACGTAATTTAAATTACCGTGTATCAGTACATTATGTTTATAGAGATGAAGCAATTCCGTTAATTTGCTTAAATTATTATTGCTAAACGTTAAGATACTATTCATATACTTCTTATTTATTTGTGGAAATGTAGCAAGTATTATCTTTCTACAAAAGTCTTCAGATTTGTCTTTCATTTCGATAGGAAACGTAACATTTATTAGGTCATTAATTTTTTTATCGTTTATTTTATTCGCTATAAATATAACGGGGTTTAGAGAATAGCATTCTATGAGTTGTTTTTTGGTTTTTTTGGGACGAATTAATTTAACTAATAAATTCAATATATTTTTGTCTGTATAATGGATATTTTCGATATCATCAATAATAATCACATTGTTCTTTTTTATTCTGTTAAAACTAGTCATGATACTATTATTCGGTATATTGTTATTTGTCAAATTTTCTATCGTTAATTTGGTGATTTTGTCCATTGCAGTGTACCATATACAGTCATACTTTTCTTTTAATAGGTCTTTAATATAAGTTGTTTTGCCTATACCATTGTTACCATAAATATAGATACCATGTTTTATTGCCTTGTTTTCATAATTGTCGATAATATAATCGATTTTTTTTAAAATCTCCATAACTAAAAATACTCGCATATTTTTATATTTATTTAGCATTTCATTGTAGAATTCGTTATTCCATCCCAAGTTAAATCGCATGATTCCGCCCACTTTTTCTTTTTACATATATGATCTGCACCTTTCCATTCATCCGTATCAAAATCCATGGTATTATTACAGGTATGACTTCCTATATTTTTCTCATTTATACACTCGTTTTTACTCGTTTGGCTTTTACTTACCCACCAATCCGGACAATTCGCTTGTACGGGGGGGTATATATCCGTTGAAGATGCATTATATAGCATTACCATATAAACAACTAATATAATTACTAATACTATCGCAAATATACTCATGACGATTTTTTGATAACTCATATAAAATAAATACATATATTTATTTTATCAAACAAATATATATATGAACGGGCGAGTAAATATTAATTGTCCAGATACAAATAAACTATTTTCCATGTACGATAGAATCACACGAGATTCTAGAGTGACCGAATATCGAGATCCATTAATTGGTAATTGGTCCGAGAATGAATTATCACGACGATTCTTTGGCAAAGACAATATCCAACTACTACAAACTAGTATTATTAACGGGGTATTCCATATGTCTAAAGGACGATATGCTATAGGTAACCAATGCACCGATACACTTAAAATAATTATGCGATCAACCTTTCTCTCTTATGCCAAAAATCAATGCCACGATTTTAATATCCAAATTAATGAACTAAATCAAATCGTTTTAGACTACTGCATCCCCCAAGTTTACGGTGAAGCCAAAGGTTACTATAAATACCTAACTGATATCTCTACGTTAGCTACACCAATTGACCACCCGGTCATGGCTAACGGCGGTGACGGTCCCAGCACCAGTTTACAACCTCATTTCGGATTTTAGATCGGATTCTAGATCGGATTTTAGTTAGGATTCTAAATCCAATTAAAAGTATATCCTTTACTATATATATGAAGTGTACCAATTTTGTACTATGTAATCAACCTATTTACCATAAAGAATGCTTTAACGGACATTGCACTAAATGTTTCATTCTATTTTCCTTTTATAAACACGGACAATTATCTTTTTATTCCATACAATCACGCGAAGCCGACTGCAACAACTGTTTTACTCAAGGCGTATGCTATCTTTTACCTAATTGTTCCCATCAATTATGTAAAGAATGTTTCACCGAAAATTATTATGACCCAATTCCTAAAGCACCAGACTTTCCCTATAATGCAGATACCGAACTAGCCTATTACGAAAACCCTACCTCCTTTAAAACCGACCGTAAGATCATTACCTATTTTAACGAGTGGAATCAATGGGACACCTACAATAAAAAACTATCCATAAAACATCAATCCTGTATTATTTGTAATACGAATGAAGTAGTAGGTATTATCTTTTTTAGTGGAATGGCCGTGTTTTATCTTTGTATTCCTTTACTATTTAAAATGATCGTAGGTATGTGCTGCATATATATTACTAAAGAATCCATGTTGGTATTTTATCATTAAATATTTAAGGATTTCTAATAAAACTAATATATACCAAGTGTGCTTAAATCTATAAAAACCGGTGTTTTCCTTTTATCACCAGCAGTTAATACCGATTTATTTATTCCAACAATAGCTAATTGCTTATTTTTATGACGTAAGTTATTAAAATGATCTACTTGTGGTTTTAACAAAGTATAATTAGTTTTTAATGTGGTTAAGCCTTTATCCAAATCATCATATTGTATACCTATTGCTAATAATGGTATATTATTAGGTTTATGATAATTTTGATTATCACTCCAACCAAATGTAGCAGCTGTAGCGTTAGGGTCCCATTGGGGTTCGGGGGTACCTTGTTTAAGTATTCCCGTTCCACTTGGGCCGCTCGGGTCATAATTCCATGACTTTATTAATACTTCAGTATAATTAGTTTTCCACGTAGGCGGCACTACTACAACTTTAGATTGAGTAATAAATTGTTTAAACGTGTGACACGGGTAGTCGCCAGAGCACGTATAAATTGGCTTTGTATCACATCCATAGCGACCGAAACAATTTATAGCTAATTGTTTCTCACACGGGGTATCAGGATCGTCGCCAGTAACACCATCACCCGACCACATACAAAAAACACGGTCTGTTTTAACTAGTTCGTCTGTAGTATTATCATAAATTAAATACCAGTTGTGCCCGTCAAGACTGGATGGGAATAATGCTTTAGGTAAATCGGCTCTAATATAGCTAAAACTAGTTATACGTCCTACGCGTTTACTGCTCTGATAGAACGCATCATCTTGAGGACTCCAATCTACAGAAGGAGGACACCATAAAAGCCTATTATGTATATTTATTTCACCAGAGCTAGTTCCACTTATACATCCCGAGGGTGTAATCTCATAACCCCATTTCGTCTTGTGCGTATCTCCAAACGGAGTATAAGCACTTAAAAAAACCCCACTGTTAGCTGGAAACCAATCTCCAGAAGTAGCATCTTGAATCCTGTTATAATTAGTATTTAACTTATTTACCATTTGGGTCGTGTAGGTGCCGGCACTAGCGTCTGGTTCGCTAAAAAAAGGAGATTCTAAATTATATTTCATATGATTCAATGTTTGTATTTTTCGCTGACCGACATATTTATCATCTATTACCTCGTAGGTAATATAATTTACATTATTGCAATGAGTTTTCATTTTAGGGACAACATATTGAATATTTTTTATATATACCAATTCATAATTGTGATTTTCTAAAAGGGAGTGTATAGTTTTCATATATATATATATATATTTTACTAAAGAAGCACTGTTGGTATTTTATTATTAAAGCATCGTCTCCAATCCCTCCAAATCCATCCTCCACATCTGCTTAATCGTCTGCTTCTTTAGTTTAGCCAACGCCTCCTCTTTCTCCTCTGTCTCTTTCATTATTTTCTCCACATTTTCTTCCGACACCGCATCCATCGGCATCTTAATCAAATAATGGAAACTCTCCTTTACTTGATTATAACCCTTCTTCTTTAGCATACTCTCTATCTCTTCCTGCTTCTTTCGTCTCAAATCAATCGTGTTATCCAACAACTCCATGATATACTTCGCCTTATTCGATAACAAACTCAGTTGCTCCTGCAGAATCTTTAGCATATACGCCTTTCTCTCCTCATACATCTTCCACCTCTTGGCATAATGATCTGCTATAATATCCTCCACACACTCATACTTCTTTAAATGATCCTCCGCATCAAATAAATGCATATTTGTATTCGTATTCGTAGTATACATTTTCATTGTCTTCTCTAACCCATTACAGTCATACTCCCCCTTCATCGCCTGCAACTTCTTTAACATTCCCTTGTGAAAAGTCACCGTCATATCTACCAACACATTCGTTGACATGTCATTGTAATCCTTCACATACTTCTTAGCATCTATCATATTTTCCAAATGCTTTTTATAATCGTCCGTCCAAGACCCAATAGGGAGTTCGGTGATTCGGATTTTATCGGCGCCAACAACTTCATAACATCCTTTAATGAGGAATTTGGTTTTTGTGAGGGCGGTAATGGTTCCTTGAAACCCTCTATAATATGGGATTAATGAATGCTTTTCAGGTTGTACACCATCTAGCATCTGGTAGATACATTTGATGATATCGGCTGGATTATGCGGCATAATATCGGTGCTAAACCCCGTGCCAATACCTTTCGCGCCATTTACCAGTATCAATGGGATAATTGGTGCGTAATAAATGGGTTCTACCGCTGTGCCATCATCATCCAAATAATCCAAAATGGCATCATCCGATTCATTAAAGATGGTACGAGTTAGTGGATTCAAACGCGTAAAGATATATCTCTCACTTGCACTGTCCGAACCACCTTGCAATCTAGACCCAAATTGCCCGTTAGGCATCAACAAATGAATATTATTAGACCCTGTAAAATCTTGCGCCATATTTACAATCGCACCATTCAAACTCGCTTCCCCATGATGATACGCGCTATGCTCCGATACATAGCCACTAAATTGTGCTACTTTAATATCAGTCGTCAATTTCTTCTTGAACGCCGCATAGAGGATTTTACGCTGACTCGTTTTCAAACCATCCATCACATTCGGTATCGATCTATCACAATCATACTTGGAAAAGTGAATCAGTTCCCTATCAATAAACTCTTCATACGACACGCTTAGTTGGGAGGTATTTAGATACGCGGTGCGGTCATATTGTCCTAACCATTCCTTTCGGTCATCCGCGCGCTTCTTATTAAAGACCCTATCAATCGCATCATCACTCGCAGGAGTATGCGTAAAGGTCACTATTTTCTTATGTTTAAAATACTCTTTGAACTCTTTTCCCGTACTTGTTCCTAACCCTTTGTAATATTTGACCTTCCAGCCTTTACCTTCTTCATTACCGGTCTTCCACAATTCATATTCTCCATCATTATAAAAGTCAATCGTCTTTGATCCTTTCGTCGCTTTTAAAATGGGGGTATTCATAAATCCAATAATACCCAACTCTACTAATGATTTCCATTGTGACTGGAATAGGTTAATACCTAAGCCTTTAATGTGAGAACCATCTAAATCCTGATCCGTCATAAAGAGGATATTACCATAGCGTAGCGACTTATGGAGTTCCTCTAAGGTATGATATTCCTTATTGGTCTCTAATCCTAGGATTTTCTTTAATTCTATAATCTCTTTATTTTCACTAATGCGCTTGATATTCTCTCCACGCACATTAAATAGTTTACCCCTCATCGGATACACTCCATATACATTGCGATCTTCCTTCACCATACCCGAAATGATTCCCGCTTTGGCCGAATCTCCCTCGCATAGAATAATGGTGCACTGACCTGATTTAGGTCCACCTGCATAGTTTGCATCTACTAATTTAGGTATGCCACGAATAGAACGCGTTTTAGACCCGTCCGTCTTTTTTGCTGACTTTTTATCTTTTACTGCGGTAAGTTCACATGCTGCCTCCATTACTCCCAATTTAGCAATCTTCTCGCAAAATTCATCACTTACTTTGCACGTAGTACCAAATTTGGCTTGCGGGCTGGCCATATAGTCTTTGGTCTGGCTATCAAAAGACGGATTATTAATATCACATCGCAAGAACAGCATTAATTGTTCCTTGATGGTAGTAGGTTTTACTTCTATTTTCTTTTTCTTGAGAATATATGCTTGGATTTTCTTGATGATTTGATTCAATACATATTCTACATGCTTGCCTCCTTTGGAAGTAAAGATGCCATTGACAAACGATACTTGTGTGAATTCGTCTTTCGGGGATAAACACACGACATATTCCCATCGGTCGGAATGCTTCTCATAAATCCGTTTCGATTCCGTCTTTTTTCCAATATATAGTTCCACATACTGTTGAAAATGCTTCGTTGGTAGCACAGTACCATTATATTTAACTTTAATTGACTTCTCTGTTACTGCTGCAATATCATATACTCTGCGTCTGAATAAGGATATCATATCTGGGGATAAGTTGGGTATTCCCAGACGTTTGTAATCGGGTTTAAAGGAGATGGTAGTGTATGGTTTTTTGGAACATTTGGTGACTTTAGGTTTCGTTTTATCGTCTAGGTTGTTGGAGCATTCCTGAACGTATTTTAGCTTACGGATATGATCTACCGTTACGATCTTGCCCCATTCAGACCAAATGAAAATCAGTTTGGAACCAAACCCATTCTGACCACCTACAATTCGTTGTTCTTTTTTATCGTAATTGGTACCAGTACGAAGGTGAAAGAAGATCATTTCTGGAATCCATAATTTGTGCGTAGGATGTTCCGCCACGTCGATACCATTGCCATCATTCGTAAACGTAATAACTCCTTCGTCGGAAATATCAATATGAATATAGGTGAGGGGAATAATATCTGGCTTGTTCTGCGCGAGGGATTGCGCTTGTCTGATGGCATGATCCCTACAATTGACAATCGCCTCATCAAACAACTTATATAATCCCATAATGATATTCTTTAATTCCTTATGAACAATCTTCCCCTCCTCTAGAACATACGCGTCCATATCAGTCGGCTCCATAGAACCCGTATAGGTTCCCGGATTATCCAACACATGCTCCTTGTCGGTTTTCTTCTGATATTTCTGTTCTAATGAGGTCATCTTATGCTACCTTGGACTATTATATTTAAATCGGTTCAATTTTTATATATATATATATGTCTCCAAAACAGGACCTTTGGACATATTCCAGATAATTGAATTCAATACATAACATATACCATATTGCAAATCATGCCTTGCAAAGTACGTGGATGCCGTTATAGTGACACACACCTTACCTTCTATCACCAATGTGGTAACTGTAACAAATATGGGCATGGGAGATATGAATGCCTCTATGATAATGACAAGAACACCTTATACAATAACTTCATGTCCTCGTCTCAAAACATCGCTCCCAGTTCACACTGTCTAATTGAAACGTGTCAGTTCCCCTGGAGCCACCAACAAATCGCCCACCATTGTAGTCTTTGTGGTGGAAATGGACATGATAAGACGACTTCATGCGAGTATATTATTCATAAAAAATGCCCGATCTGTAATGGGTATTCCAATATAGATATCAAGAATACGATATTTACCGATGTAGATTGTGCGGTTTGTATGGATAATAGTAAAAAAAAGGTGGTGTTTGATGACTGCGGGCATGCGCAGGTGTGTGAGGGGTGTGTGGTTCAGTTATGATTATTATGTTTTAATTATTATATAATATATATATATATATATATGATTAGTTTAACTAGCACCGAATTATTAAATATAAGTACCTATGATAAATATAATAGTAAGGAAATAACCGTAATAGTAGATTCTACCGAATTAACCAATTTTAATATACACGCAGTATATTTTGGTCACATACCATCCAAGTGTCATACAACACTAAAATATTTGAACCAATTAGATTTTAAGGCGGTTCAGTTTGATACTACGCATCATTTGTATACTATTAAAACGGATAATAAAGCAGTATATATTTATCATAAAGGGTCCGGATTTGCGGGCGATAGTAGTAGCAATCCTCCCTCCCCTCCTCCCTCCCCTATTAATTTTCCTCCCACGTTCTTACCTAAGTCCTCTTCGTGGCCTAAATTATCTCTGCAGCAGGAAGAAGCTTTATGTAATAGTTCGTATACATTTATGGATCCACCTACAACTATTAATAGCAAGGAAACCGGTTGGATACATTTAATTGAAAATAATAGCACCAGTATAGATGATTTAGGCCAGTTTAGTATTACATATGAACAGAACGGTCGGTATTCGCATTATAAATTTGGTGCAAGGATATATCCTATAGACCAACAAGTATGGTTATCTCCTTATACTATAATTGAAGGAGCAAAGGACCCTAATGTGCATGATAACCCCCAAAAACGTTCAGGAAACGAGGGGGACCATACTATATTTTATTCTCTATACGCCTATGAAGGTTTCACTCGTGGTTACTGCATTCCTACAAAAAACACCTCATGGACAAACGAAACAATATGGGGGGGGCTACCCTTAAAATGCACCCGACAGGGGTTTCTAATGAATACGAATACCATTATCCGTAATTGTATAATACAAGGCGGCACTGTTAGTGGTGGAGGTGGAGTGTCAGACAGCGGTATGGGTTTATCCGGAGGCGGATTAATCGAATTGCCTGGTTGCGCTACAGCATATCGTGATAAATTAAATGGTAAATTAGTATGTGGGGGAAAATATGAAAGGATTAATTCAAATGATTATAGTCATCCGAAGATAAATACATTACATAAATTTTGGACTGGAGATACGGGAGGTGCGGTATCAAATGTACTTGTAGAAAATATACGAGCCAATATGTATACCGATAACAGTAATAATAAAAATATTAACCGAACCTTTTTTTGGAGTAGTATGAATATTAAAGATCAATCACATAATAATATTATACTTCGTAGAATAGTCTCCTTACAAACTAGCGCCGATGGTATTAATGTGCACGGAAATGTGCAAGGTTTTGTAGGTGAGGATTTATATTTTGAAAATGTCAAAGATGATACAGTCGCTATATGGGGTGTAGGAGGGGGCGAATGTGCGTGTAATACACATGATTCTAATCCTAATGGTTGTCCCTCGATTTCCAATACGGTAGCGTCTAATATACGGTTTGAAAGAGTTTTTGCTAGAAAATCACTAAACATAGGAGAATGCTATAGAATTATTGGAGCAAAGGATGTCTCTTTTATAGATATAACATGTTGCGACATATCATACCCGAATAACCCCACAAATCTTATGGGGATAATGGACACCTATTGTGCCCAGTTTCCTGAAAACAGCATCATTGACATATCCGGGGGTAGAGTTATTAATGGGGGTACTTCTAGTGTGACATGTCCAATTGATTTAAATAGTAACCAAGTCGGCATGCTGACGTGTGATAGTAAAGGATATACAACTTCTAACTTTACTCAATTAAACAGCAATAGTTGTGAGAATAATAAATTAACTACTGCCTCTCAGGGCAGTCCAGTCTGCTTTTAGTTTAGGTTCAAACTAGCCTCACGGAGTGCATCATTGCCTCTATAGATTTGTTTATTCTGAAGGGGTATTGACCAGGTGTCATTATTGTCCACATATATTATTCTATTTTTAAATAATATATTCAGTATGCTACGTAATCCTTGATATCTACCTATGTAACCTTCCGGCTTACTACATTTATTCATCTTAAGTACAAAATCTGCTGGTCTTTCTCTATATATAGGATACGTTGCCGTTTTGATGTAAGGCCAATCGGTTGTTTTAATTGGATATAAAAATCCTCCTTGATTTACAGAACAACTACTAACACGAAAATTATAACTCATATCTTTAACGGCGAATATAGTATTCGCACTATAATATATCAAAGAGGTTAATATTGGTAATATACTGGTCGTTTTACAAATACTTTGTGGATTAGAATATATATTCTGGTCTTTATTTCGTATACTATCACATACAGTATATATTTGTTCTTGTAATACTGGCGCCTGAGCACAACTTATTGTAGTATCTAATGGATCCGGCGAAGAACAAAGTTTTATATAATTACCATTAGAGGAATCTTTCTGTCCCCACAAAGGTGGGTATAGTTTAGCAGTCGGCAGAGGTTTCAATATTTTTACATACGATGGTTCAGTTATCTCGATAGTAGCCATTTTATTCAGAACATAGGCAATCGGTATATAATTTGACGCATTAGTTATTTGTAATAATCCTCTACCTACAAACTGAATAGCATAACCCACACAAGTATCACAAAAGCATCGACTCATTCCACAACACTCGCCCACGTCTTGTTGTAAACAAGCATTAAATAATCCTGCATTATTACCGGATTCATTCCATGCGTTACTTAATAATAATGCTAGTTCTATTTTATTCAAGTCTTCCTCCATATTATTTAATATTGGGGCTAATTCTCCTAAATAATCATATCCTGGGTATGACGCCTTTTCACATTGGATAGGCGTATGAACTCCTTGGCTCCAATGATTAATTGCTACTGTACTACAATCGATGGTATTATTTTTTTCAATAAATGTATTCCATATATAAACAGAATTTGCAAAATTCTCTATAACATCGTTGTCATCTTTGCCAAATGCCGTGTAGTCTGTTGCTTGTTCATTAGCTATAAAATCTTTTAGGAGAGTTAAATTCTGTTTGACGTTAATACGGGACTGTTCAGGGGTTAACGTATCTGGTTTTACACTCATTTTAACCTCTATTGAAATGGCCCCAACGTTAACGAAAGTAGAGGTATAATTGGTTTCATCCAACCCTTTATGAATATTTGTTAACGTTCCGTTATACGTTTTAAATCTAAGGCTGTTATAACATTTTAACGCGGGAGCATTATGCTTTAAATATAAATATAACTGCGTGTCTATCATATGTATTACATAATCCCCTTCCAGTATATTATTTAGTAACCCTTGAATAATATCTTCCTTAATTCCTAAATCCTTGAACGGTTCCAATAATTTGTTATTTAAATTCATATAATTTTATATATAAATATATTATATATTCATAGTATATGCCCGATTATTATCAAATACTTGGCGTGGATAAAAAAGCAACTGCAGAGGAACTTAAAAAAGCTTATCGTAAGTTAGCGGTGCAATATCATCCGGATAAAAATCCAGATGGAGAAGAGAAATTCAAGGAGATTGCGGAGGCGTATGAAGTATTATCGAATGAGGGAAAACGCCGGCGATATGACATGGGGGGAATGGGTGGGTTAGAAGGAATTCAAATTAATCCGCATGATATTTTCAAGCATTTCTTTGGGGGGGAAGACCCGTTTGAGCAAATGTTTATGGGAAATCAAATGGGTAGTATGCAAGGAGGACCCTTTGGAATGATGCAAGGGGGTCCTATGGGAAATGCGCATGTTCAAGTCTTTAGTAATATGGGAGGACCTTGTGGGGGGGGGCAGAGGGCTCAGGGGGGGCGAACGGTTTCTAAAGAAACTACCATTAGTAATGGTCAGCAACAGACAAAAATTACAACGCGATATCCAGACGGGCGCGTTCAAGTTCAAACGCAAGTATCTCCGTTAAGGGGTTTTGGTGGTGCGAATATTATTTTTATGGGGTAATATTGTTTTTTTTTATTGTATATGTATAATGAATTTGGTTGAAGATCTTCATAATACGCATAAATTAGAATATATAGGTGGGCATCAATATCTAGTACCTAAGGTATCTACTGCCTGTAGGCAGTCATCCATAAAATATCTTACCTATAAAAGTGACGGTCATACTTACGGTGAGACTGTTATACAAACTTTGCCGGCAGTTAATTTTATTGCTGATCCTTCGTTAAATAGGTACATGTGTATATCGGATCAATGCGTGGCCCAATCTGATGGATTATACACAAAAAAGGCTAACTGCGAGAAAGTATGCGGCAAAACGGCGCAACTGACAACCGCACAGAATTTATATATTAATGGTTATTATGGAAATGAAGGCCACTGCCAATCTACTATCAAATATTTATCCGATACGCCTGATGCTTTTAATATCATTACATTAACATTTATACAGTTTGATACTGACGGTTATCTTGAATTTGTTATTCAGGGAGCAGACTTGGGCGACACTCAAGACGCACCCTATGGAAAGGCGACCGCACAACCATGGTGTCATACTGATGCTAAACCGTTAGCGGATAGATACGAACGTCTCTACAACGATATCCAAAAGTGGAAGCAACCACGTCAGGATAAATGGAATAGACCAAGATATGTTCTTGTATCTTTAGGCGGCTCTGTTGGAAGCAATAACTGGCCACCCGCGCATCTTAAGAAACCCAAGTATCGACCTACTGATGTTCAGATTTCAAATATGATTATTAAATTTATTGAAACCTATGAACTTGATGGCCTTGATATTGATCTAGAAAAGGTGGATGATGACACGATCAAGCCAATTATGCAAACAATCAAGGATATGAAAGCACTAAGCCCGGCTTGGACCCACAATAACAAATATATTATTACGTGTGCTCCTGAAGCAGACGCCAATTCAGTAGGCGTATACAAAGATATCATCCTCGCGAGTGATTACGTTGGTTTACAGTGTTATAATAATGAGCCATCCCAGTTAGGGCCCGGCTCACCGAACTTTTGGCCGAAATTCAATTGCACATGGGGAAATTGGGATGGCGGTTCCAGGTGGGATTCTGGCGGAACCCAAGCGGTCTCAAGAGATACCGAGTGTGTTGGTGGTGTCTTAGGCAAAGAGGACACAACCACGTGGAACGCAGTTACTTGGAGCATGAACAAACAATGGAAGATTGATATGGCAGAGGATAAGGCTAGTTCATCACTGCCGTATGGTTTTCTAGTTCCTGCCAACCAACACGCCGCAGATAGTCACAATATCTGGGACTTCAATAAAGTAGTAAAGACTCTCAAACAATTATACGACAGTGGTAAATTATTAAATATAAGATATATTGGAACATGGGCTATCGAGTGCGACTTCGACCCAACTCCTAATTCTGACAACCAATTCTCCACTGCGATGGAACATTTTTTGGAGTACATGCAGAATAACCGTCAGTAGTAATTACATAATAATATTTTTATATAGTATATTTTACTTACTACCTTTTATATGATTTGTCATAACGGGTATTTATTTCAAATCATTATACGTTATGTTTTCTGTTTCTGGGATAATGTATTACAACCGACTATGTTGTTTTCTCTCCACCACTTTCATATAGCATCCAGTTTCTAACACCGGTAATAGCGTATCGGGATAATTATGGTCAGCATACATGTTGATTGGCGCCAATGTCGCTCTATTATAGCCGTGTTGAGGAATATCTGAAGGCTCTTCAAAAAAGTAGAAATCCCTTAGTAAATATAGTAGGATTAATCGCATTTCCATTTGGGCGAAATTCTTCCCTAAACAATCTCTCGGTGCATAGGTAAAAGGGCTGAACCGATAGGAACTAGGATTATACGCAGCAAAACCCGCCCCTCCCCAAATTTCATTGCCGATCCATTCTCTATCTGGATTAAATTGGTCGGCATCTTCCCCCCATAATGCTTTATTCCTATGTCGGCCCCAATTTAAGATCTGTGTATAAGATCCTTTAGGTAATAGGACTTTATTATATCCATGACCTTGTATATAAGTGTCGCGTTCCAATTCACGAAAGGTTCCATTCGCTACTGCTGGCCATAAACGGAGGGTTTCGTGTATGCATTTTGTCATAAAGGGTAGTTCTTTCAAATCATTATACACTATGTTTTCTGGATGATTTTTCCAAAATAAATCTACCTCTTTGCGTAATTTATATTGTAGGCTACTATACTTAGATAGTTCATATAATAACCATGTAAGGGTATGGCCGGTGGTATCATGTCCAGCAAATGCCGCAAGGATAATATTGCCATAGGTGGAGGTGGATAGCGTATTGTCCTGGCTGATAATAGCGCTAATAGGCCCGAATATGCCTTTTTGTGCGTCTAAACTATAGGCTGCTTTATTACGCTGTATTTCATCCCAAACCTGAAAGGCGAATTCCCGTGTATATCCACGTGGTCCTTTGCCATTAAAGGCATTTCGTATGTTGCTATTGGTTTCGTCTGTAAAATCCTTGGGCATTCCTAGTAGGATCCGTTGCACTTGTTCTTGTGTTAATGCTAGTAAAAAATCATTCATATCGATGGAATGATTTTTTAAATTCAATAGGTTCCTTAATTTCTGGACGCTTTTACTAGCCAATTCATTCGAATCCTTAAATAGGTGTTGTAGGATATGGCTAGGTAGAAAGGCTTTATTTAGCGCATATCTTTGTGTTCGCCAATGATTATTATCGGTAGTGGAGATAATACTATCGGAAACGATCGGTTTAAAATTGGGCATTTTTTTAATATTATTCATGGCGAGGGATTCACAATCGTCTGGATGAGAGATGATATAAACATCGCGTAAAATAGGGGTAGTAGTCCCGTCTTTCATTTCTAAAATCGGCACCTGAATATTACTACTGAATCCTTTATCGCCATATTTCTCCTGATATTCATTTATAGTGAGATGACTGATTCCTTTAGCAATCGCCCTATTATATGCGATGCATTGTGCTATGATATTTTCTTGACTTGAATCTCTCTGAAGTGGACCCGATACTTGACGTAGTAGAGGCATATTCATGTGATTTTCTAATAATGGTATCATCTTCTCTATGTCTTTCATGTTTAACTCTTTTCTGATATTTTCTGTGAAAAAATCGGGGAATTCTTCCATTAAATATATATATATATAATCCTGAATCTTTTATATATGTTTTTAACTGTTATCCTGTAGGTACAATTTAATTTCTATATTAGCAACCATATATGGTTTGACTATATATATATATATAACATAGGTGCAGTCACAACATAGAATTATCCTTTTTTCTTGTTTTTCAAACCTAAAACGAAATATCAAAATTATCCAAAAATATCTAAAAATTCTTAAAAGGAGCAAGAGGTATAAAACCTAAGAAATTGTGACTGACCAGTAAGAACAATTGAAAAACACTAAAAAATCACCTAGCAAAATTATGGTAAGGCCATTTTCACCCAGTTTTTCATACCCTCAAAATAGGCAAAATGGTAACTTTAGAGCAAAAAAGGAGCAATTCACAAAAACCAAAAACGGATTTCTATGCAATCCAAAGCATATATCCTCACATGTTCTTTAAAACCCGTTTTGGTCGCCCTTACCATAATGTCCAATGGTAATTTTTTCGCCAAAAGGAGCAGTGACCATAAATATTTTATTAGTAAAAGGTCTTCTCGCGATATATGGTGTAAAACTATAAATAAATATAGAAATTTCCATCAATTTCAGTCACAACAAAGAATTATCCTTTTTTCTTGTTTTTCAAACCTAAAACGAAATATCAAAATTATCCAAAAATATCTAAAAATTCTTAAAAGGAGCAAGAGGTATAAAACCTAAGAAATTGTGACTGACCAGTA